AAAATAAAATTTATGATATAATAAAAGAAAAAGAGGTTTCTATGAGTAGAACAAATTGTAAGAATTGTGGCGCAGCATTAGATATATTCGCGCCAAAATGTGCCTTCTGTGGCACTAAAAACATTAATATGACTGATATTGATTTAGCATCTGGTGAAGCCGCTAATTTCATTTTTAAATTGCCTAATAATTTTAGAAATGTTGAAGGTAAAGAAGTAATTTTAAGTATGTTAGCTATTCCCGAACTTCAAACAATACAAATGATAAGTGAACCAACTTATATTTATGGCGGATGGAATGATACTAAACTCGCCTATATGGATAATTCTACTTTTGAACTCGGTTTAAATTTACACGCAGTATCTAATCCAAAGCAGCATGATTCACTCTGTGAATTAACAATAAAATAAGGAGATATATATGGAAATATTAGCAACCTCGCCTGTAATGATGACCCCTTGGTGGATACCGGTGTCAATAGTCCTTACTGTAGTATGCGCCGTTTGTGCAATTATTGCAGCCAATGAAGAAGCTTATATTCCTACCGCTATACTTAGTATAATAGCGATAATAGCAATAATAGTAATTATCTTTGCTCCACGCACAGTACCATCCGATAAAATGTCATATACTGTAGAAATTACTGATTCAGCACAATATCAGCTTTTAATAAAAAAAGGCTATACATTTGAACGCCTTTTTGAAAATAAAGAAATCTATACTATTATAGGAGATGTACTAGAATGAAAGTAATTGCACGCGAACGTGGAACTGGCAAAACTAAAGAACTACTTTATGAAGCATTTTCTAACAATGGACAGGTGCTCACTTCCAATAAGCGGGCGCTACAAGCCAAAGCAGAAGCATATGGATATATTGGTCTGGAAATTATTGATTGGAATGATATGCTTTATAACCAGTATAATGATACTAAACCACTTTACATTCATAAAGCAGATGAAGTAATGGCTGGACTCTTTGATAATGATTTTCAACTTAAACTTAATGGACTGAGTATTACTACAGGAGACGAATGATGGAAAAATATGATTATCGCGCCGCAATGGTTAAAGATATTAAAGATTATATAACAAATAATCCAGATCTTTGGGCCGAACCTATGAATGAAGATGATATTACAAATTATTGGTATGATCTTCTTTGGTCTGAAGATTGTATTACTGGTAATGGTACTTATTGGTATGAATCAGAAAGTGTGTGTGAAGAATATCTTTCACATAATATTGACCTCGCGCTTGAGGCGGTTCAAGAATTTGGTATTGATATGAAAGCACTTCTTGATGCCGCAAGTCGCAATAGCGCCGCACGCTATATGGATTGTACTATTCGTTGTTATCTTTTGGGAGAATGTATAGAAAAAGCATTGGAGGAACTTAATAAATGATGCAAGTAATGAATTTACCCACAATGTTAGTATGTATTGGATTGGAACTAATGATTTTGGGAAATAATGAAGATAAAGGAACTAGAATGGTAGGTTGTATTTTTGGTATTATTGGATGGCTATTAAATATGCTAATTGGACTGAAGGTGATTTAAATGATACAACCTTGGTACTATAAAATTAATTGGTTTTTCCGTAAATTGAATAAGAAAATTTTTCATCACTACTATAGTTGCTGTGATAAAGAATTTAAAGATTGCCGAAAATGTATATTTGTAAGAGGGTGGTAATATGTTGGTTAAAGATCTAATTAAAGAATTGATGAAACAGGATCTTAACGCGCCCGTATGTATTGATGATTACATGGGATTTGTTGAAGCCAATGAAAAAACCATTACCGTTGAAAAGAAAAAATATATTACTTTTCCTTTCACTGAAACTGACGAGTTTGAATATGTAAATTTGAAAAGTCAAAAATTTGACTATTAATAAAAATTATGATATAATTATATGTAAAGAAGAGAAGGATGTGATGAAATGACAGATAAGTATGATATTGACTCTATTCAGAGCCTGGACTTCCGCGAGGGCGTTCGTACTCGTATTCAAATGTATCTTGGAAGTGATGACATTGAAGGAACATATCAGGCTTTGAAGGAAATCATCAATAATAGTACTGATGAAGCACTTGCCGGCTTTGGTAAGCGTATTGAAATTGTAGTGGACACAAAAGAAAATACTGTGTCTGTGCGCGATTATGGACGCGGTGTACCATATGGTATTCGTGAAGATGGAGAGAATGTTCTTGTATCTATCTTCACTAAAAGTCATACTGGCGGCAAGTTTGGTCATGAAGTATATAAGAACGCCTCGGGTTTAAATGGTATTGGTGGTTCTTGTGTATGTCTTTCGGCACTAGCATTTAAAGTAGTAAGTTATAGAAATAGAAGATATGCTTGCGCTTATTTTGATAAGGGTATTCTTCAATCATATACTGAAGGTAAGACAGAAGAAAAAGATGGAACCTATATTAAATTTAGTCCAGACCCAGAAGTATTCTCTAATGGTGCAATAGGTTATGATTATGATAGAATCTGTCAAGATATTCAAGACATTTCTTATTTATATTCTGGTATTGAATTTATTGTAAGTAATGTAGATACAGGTGAAAAGAAAACTTACTGCGCGAAAAACGGTATTGTAGACTTTGTTTCACAAACGATTAAGAAACCGCTGCATAAACATATCATTACTGGTTCAGCTACGGATGGTACAGATTCACTTGAAATTGCTTTTCAATGGGGTACTCGCAGTGAAACTGCATATGTGTTTGTAAATGGCTTGAGATGTCCTGAAGGTGGGACTCCAGTTACTGGTGCCCGCGCTGCTATTACGAAGACATTTAATAGTCTTGCCAATGCTTCATTTGAAGGCGAATATATTCGTAAGAATTTATTCTACGTTATTAACTGTAAAGTTGAGAATCCTTCTTTTGCAAACCAAACTAAATCTAAAATTAATAATGCTTCATTAAGAACACTTGCTTCTACCGCATTTAGTAATGCTCTTAAAGATATGAATACTCAATATCCAAATGAGTTTAATGCTATTGCTGAAATGCTTACTAAAATTGAGAAAGCAGAAGCCGCAGCGACTCGCGCTCGTGAAGCCATTATGAATATGGAGAAAAAAGAGCAAGAGCAAAAGAAGCGTAAGATTAGCAGTTCTGATAAATTTAAGGATTGCGAAAAACACGGGCAGGAATCAATGCTAATTATTAGTGAAGGTAATTCGGCATTAGGAGGCCTAATGCCTGCACGCGATGTAAAGACCGAAGCGCTCTACGCAGTACGTGGTAAGGTTAAGAATCTAATGAAGCATCCGCTTGATGAATGTCTTGAAAATCAAGAAGTAAGTGATATTATTCTTGCGCTTGGATGTGGTATTCAAGAGAAATATAACGCGCGCAAACTCAATTATGGCAAGGTTGCAATTGCTACAGATGCTGACGTTGATGGCTATGCTATTATGTGTCTGATTGCTACAATGTTCTATGTGCTTATGCCGAAGTTCATTGAAGAGGGCAGGCTGTGCTGGTTGCGCGCACCTCTATATCGTTTGAGCAAAGGAAATAAGCGTGTATTTGCCTATGACGATGCTGAACTTGCGGAACTTAGAAAAAAGTATCCAGATTGGGAGCAAGGCCGCAATAAAGGTCTTGGCGAAATGACAAGTGAAGATATGGAAGCATCTATGATGAATAAAACTGATAGGCATTTGGAAGTACTTACTATTGGAGATGTGGAAGCTGCGGCCGAATCACTTAAAATGTTGATGGGGCCAGATGTTGATGATAGAAGAGATTTCTTGTTTGAGAATGTTGATTTTAGTATTATAAATAATTAAAGAAAAGGAATATTTATGAGTTATATTATTATTAATAATAAAAATAATGTACCAGATGTTTCATATGAACAAAAAGAAGTTGCAGAACTACTTGTAAGAAATTTAAATAATTATAGAAATGGTTCTTTTAGAATAGAACATTCATGGAATAAATTTATGTGTAATAAAAACCGTCCATCGGAAGCACAACTTTGGAGAATTAATCAATTAGAATTAACATTTGAAAAATTTACCGGAATAACTAAGACTGCTGCGACGAAATATCTAAGTAAACATATGCATGGTGGGTATACAGATCAGGCAACAATTGTACCACTAACCGATGAAGAAAAATATATTATGTCAATACCGCTATAAGGAATTACTATGGATAAATATTACGTTTATAAATATTATGGTGATGAACATCTATTATATGTTGGACGCACAAATGATTTCGTTGAACGTTTTAAACAACATTTACGAGAAAATCCATATTTTGATAATGTAACAAGAATTGATATAGCAACTTTTGAATCAGATGGAGATATGATGATTTATGAAAAATATTATATTACAAAATTCCATCCTCCATTAAATAAAATTGATATAAAATTTTCTAGTCCATCATTTGAATTGCCAGAACCAGAATGGACGGTATATTCACGAGAAGAATTTGATAAAGCTTATTTTCCAAAGAAAAAAGAGGAAACTAAAACTAAAAAGCCAAAAATTATTCTTCCAGATAATACTATTAATATCCCAAATAATGTTCATATTTCTTGGTTTAAACAGTATGATATGAATCAACAAATATTTGACTATAAACAAAAATATACTTTACATTTTGAAACCAAGTATGATACTACAAAACCAAGTAAAAGAGATAAAATATATAAATGGGATAAAAATGAAATTATTAAAATATGGTGTCAAATATTATCAAATGAAATAGATAAAATGCCATATATTAAAGATCATCCATATGATGAACCAAACTTATATCTAACTATTAAAAAAAATAATCATGATATAATGTATGAATCTTTAAGTTGGATTGGAATAAAATTAGATAAAATACATGGCATTTATATTTTTGGACCAAAATACAAAGATAGAATGATTGATGAAAACGGAATATTTCATATTGAAGAAGCAATTCAAGAATATGAAGAATTAATAGGTTAATGGAGTAATAATGAATTATTGCGGCATTTATAAAATTACTCAAAAATCAACTAATAAAGTTTATATTGGAAAATCCAATAATGTAATTAGACGTCTTGAACAACATCTTAATGACAATACTGATGATTGGCATAAAATAATGCAAGATAATTTAGATGATTGGTTAATTGAGATTATTGAGCATTGTGAAGAAAGTCAATTAAATGAGCGAGAACAATATTGGATTAATTATTATGATAGTTATAATACTGGATTTAATCGAACACGAGGAAACGGCCCAGCTAAATCTCCAAAATTAAAATTACAAGATATAGAAGAATTACCCAACTCACGTCATGTAAGCTTTTTATATGAAGATATGGATAGAATTTTTCGTGCGTTAATGACAGATAGCTATTATGAAACATTAACTAAAATTTTATTTATTAATAATCTTCTAGATTATGATTATTATAAATATCAATTTGCTTATGCACAAGATGATATTTATATAATTAAAATAATGCCATTTAAAAATAAAAGATACGATGTTAAAGATACTATTTATATTTGCTTAGATTTAGGTAAAAAATCAATTCAAGATTGGGATATGGAAGAAGTATTAAATGATTTTGACAGAGAAGTATATCAAAACCCAGAATATTTTTTAATTAGAAGATTTTATTATATTAAAAATCATGGTGGATATAAATGTAATTGGTTTTGGGGTATAAGTTTACAAGATTGTTATAGTTATAAAAGATTTCCAATTTTCAAATAATTGACAAATAATAAAATTTATTATATAATAATTATAGAAAAAATGAAAGGATGATTTTAAAATGACGCATGCCTCAAGAGACACTAGTACCGGTTTGAAGTTTGAAGATAAAGTACATGTCATTTCTACTGGAATTAATCTGACCAAGCATAATTTATATAAATATATGAATAAACTTGGCATTAAGTGGAATGATATAATTAGTAAAAAACTTCTTCCTGATGAAGCATATTTCGATGAAAATACTAAAGAATTGAGAATTTATGAAAAGAAATTTCAGCAGGTTGCAGGTTCTGCAGATGAAAAACCGCAGACCTGTGCTTTTAAAATTCACCAGTTTAAGAAAATTGGTAATGCTATTGGTGCAAAAAGCGTAACTTATACATATCTTCTTAGTTCTTGGTTTGCAAAACCAGAGTATAAAGATATGCTTGAATATATTAAGAGTGTAGATGGATGCGACTATCAAATTATGGAGTGATATTATGGCTTTAAATAAAGGATACTTAACAGCTAAAACTGATAAAGCATCAGACGAAGTTTATACTCCGGCTTATGCGATTAAACCTCTAATCAAATATTTGGATGCATATTTTCATCCAGCACATACAATAACAATATGGTGTCCTTTTGACCAAGAAGATTCTGAATATGTAAAGATTTTTAAAGCAGAAGGATATAAAGTAATTGCAACTCATATTGATAATGGACAGAATTTCTTTGAATATGAACCTTCTGAGCATTATGATTTTATTATATCTAATCCTCCATTTTCAATTAAGGATGATATTATTAAACATCTATATGAACTCAATAAGCCTTACGCGATACTATTACCAATACCTTCATTGCAGGGTCAAAAACGTTTTCCATATATGAAAGACTGTCAAGCTTTAATCTTTGATAAGCGTATTAACTATTATACTGATATTGAGAAGAAAGAAGTACAAAAAGGTGTAAGTTTTGGTTCATTTTACCTATGCCGCAATTTCTTACCAAATGATTTAATTTTTGAAGAATTAAAAATATAAGGATGATATAAATGATTAAAAATGTAGACTTTCAAAAGACAACTGAAGATGCGTTTCTGAAATATGCCGCTTCAGTTGCTCAAGAACGCGCAATTCCAGACGTAAGAGATATGCTAAAAATTGGTTTGCGCCAAGGTCTATATGCGCAATATACCAACAAACTAACTCATAAAGACAAATTTCAAAAGGCTCAGAAAAGCGTAGCAGCAGCTATGACTCAAAGCTATGTACATGGCGATGTTGCGATGTATGATACATTCATTCGTATGTCTAGACCCTGGACCGCGCATTATCCTCTTGAAGAAGTTCAAGGTAGCTATGGAAATCCATCTTCTCCCGATTCTCATGCGGCTGCTCGCTATGTCGAAATGCGTGCGGCAGAACTTTCTGATTATCTATTTGCTGGATTAAAGAAAAACGCTATTAATGAATGGTATTGGAATTATGATGATTCAGAACAAATTCCTTCAGTATTTCCGTCAATTGGGTACTGGAATATCGTTAATGGTTGTTCGGGTATCGCCGTGGCAATGGCTACTTCGGTACCACAGTTCAACCTTAAAGAAGTGAATAATGCATTAATTAAAATCATTAATAATCCTCATGTATCATTTGATGAAATATATTGCGCGCCCGACTTTGCTACAGGTGGGACTATTACTAATGCGAATGAAATTAAAGAAAGTTTAAGGCATGGCGGCGGAAAATCAGTACGTATGCGTGCGACTCTTAAATATAATCCAACAGAAAATATGATTCAAGCAACTGAATTACCTTATAGTGTATTTACAAATACAGTAATAGATCAGTTAGCTGAACTTACACAAAATGATCCAGAATATGGTATTGACAAAGTTATTGACCATACTAAAAAAACAGCAGATATTCGTATTTATTTGAGCAAAGGCGTGAACCCGCAGAAAATGATGGCAAAACTTTATCATGATACATCACTCGAATATTGGTTCTCAATCAATATGGTATTGCTGGATCAAGGAAGATTTCCAAAGGTATTTGGTTGGCGCCAAGCGTGTGATGCTTACATTGAACATATTCGTGCTTGTAAGCGTAACATGGTTAAATTTGATTTGGATAAAGCTGAAGCGCGATTAAATGTAGTGGAAGGACTTCTAATCGCAGTAGCAAATATTGATGAAGTTGTAGCAATCATCAGAGCATCGGATAGTCCTTCTGCGGCAGCTAGTGCATTAATAGAACGCTTCAAATTCAATAAACCACAGGTTGAAGCGATTCTTGCTATGAAGCTTTCCGCTCTAACCCGAATTGACGGGATAAAATTAAACACAGAGAAGGAAGAACTTAATAGGTTTATCGCAGACCAAAGACACTTACTATCAAGCCCCCAGGACCTGGATAAAACACTTATTGAGGCACTAAATATAGTGTCTGAAAAATTTGGTGATGCTAGACGCACAAAAATTATGGATATTCTCGGTGATGAAGAAGAACCGGAACAGATTGTAGAGAAAGATATAGCGGTTTTATATAATGGCAAGACTATTAAGTTAGTTGAAAAAGGTAAAAATGCTAAAGGCAAACAAGAGATTATCTATACTACAAATCTTGGTTCTCTCATAATAGTTACCAATGCTGGTAAATATTATACTGCATCTTTAAGCAAATTAAAGATGGACAAAGAGTATAAAGTAAGTGAAGTGTTTGAATTAGAAGGAGAACATCCGCGCCTGCTAATTGATACATTCACATTTAATGCTCACAAATCTTTAACTTGTGTAACAAGAAATGGTATGATTAAAAAGAGTCGTCCAAGTGAATATGCAAGTCATGCCAAGAAGGGTTCAGCCGCAATTAAAATGGATGCTGGTGATGAATTAGTTGCCGCGATCCTAAGTAGTGATGATGACGATAAAATCGCAATTATCGCAAATAATAACTACTACAACTGTTATTCTCTAAGTGAAATTAGCTATACCGGTCGAGTCACCAAGGGCGTTAAAGCTATTAAACTTGAGAAAGATGGATATGTAAAAGAGGCTAAATGGGTTGGCGATAATACATATAAAGTTACCGGTCGGGCGGTAAAAGGAGTAAAGAATGGATAAAACCTACATTGAGTTATTTAAAACTCTCGCGCAAGCAACAGCAGTTTCTGCTGAACAAGTGATGGAATATGACAAAACAAAAAATGATGAAAAGGGTTTACAAACTGCTACTATTATGCGTGATGATTATCAAAACCTTGTAGATAAGATAGCTGAAGCTGGAGATGCTTATGTGCCTACTAAAGATGAAATCGCAAAACTATTGGTAAGCGCAATGATTCAAGTTAATCAGATTCAAGATAGAATTAATAATTTGAAAAAAGCAATAGTAGGATTTCAAACTCGAACCATTCCTAAATTACAGAAAATTTTAGATGAAGCTAAAGATGATGAAGATGCGCGTAATATGGCGAACATGAGTTTTATACTTGAAAATAACAATTAAATATTTGACTATTTTGAAAATTTGTTATATAATTATAGTGTAAGAAGAGAAGCAGAGGAAGTCATGAGCCACTGAGATAATGTGCCTTATCACAAGTCTCTTACAAATTTTAATCAATAAGGTGATTAATATGGGATATATTTATAAAATAACTAATCTAGTCAATAATAAGGCTTACATTGGACAAACCAAATAGCCTATTGAAATAAGATGGGCGGCACATGTATATGCTGCTTATCATAAAGACGAAGATAATAGATATTATCTTCATCGTGCTATAAATAAATATGGAATAGAGAATTTTAAATTTGAAATTATTGAAGAAGTTCCTAATACTAAATTAGATGAAAGAGAAATTTATTGGATAGCACAGTATCACACATATAGATATGATGAATTAGGTAATCAAAGTTACAACTTAACGCGCGGCGGAAAAGGTAATTGGAAGTTTGACCCAGAAACTTTAATAAATGCTTTCTTTGAAAATAAAGAACATTTAGGTAATACTTGTAAAGATATTGGATGTTCAGAGCCAACTTTAATCAAGGTTTTACAAGAAAATGAATTATTTGGTAAAGGTAGTATGACTTCAGTATATCAAATATCTTTGATAGATGGAAGTATTATTAGAAAGTTTGATTCGATGACAGAAGTTATGAGAACTTTTAACTGCGGCAGAACAAGTATATGGCAGGCAGTTCATGGACAAAGAAAAACTGCGGCAGGATATGCTTGGTGTAAAGTAGAAGATTATTCTAATTTTAAACTTGAAGAACATATAGATAATAAGCAAAAGAAAGTATTATGTGTGGAAAAGAATTTACAATTTAATATGATTAAAGATGCTGGCAAATGGGTATATGAAAATGAATATACGACTAGTAAAGAAGTAAATGCGAATATATGTAGAGCATGTAAAAAAGGTATAAAAGCATACGGCTTCCATTGGCAGTATGTGTATAAATAAAAAGAAATATAAAGAATAAAGTGAGGTAGATGTATATGACTATTAATTCTGAGAGAGTGCTGAATTTCTTAAAGGAAAACTTTGGCAAAGAATTTAGTAAGCAGGAGATTGCAGATGCTCTAGGTATCTCTCTAAGTGCAGTAATCGGTAGTATCAATCCTCTGGAAAAGAAGGGTTATTCCAAGATCACTCGTGAAGAAACCATCACGCTGGAAGAAGCGACTGAAACTCGTAAGGCTAAGACCAAGGTTGTTAAGTATCATACTCTAACTGATGAAGGTCTAGTTTATGATCCGGTGAAGGAAGAAGCCGAGAAAGCCGCTGCAAAGCAGGCAGAAAAAGAAGCTAAGGCTGCCGCAAGGGCCGCTGCGAAGGCTGCAAAGGAAGCAGAAGCTGAATTTTAATTAACTATTTTAGAATAAAAACGAAGCAAAGGAGAAAAGTAAAATGAGTAAAAGTATTTCTAATCAGGCAAACAACAAAATTAATCTCGCGGGTATTCTTATGGATGTTGCGCCCGGCGAGGGTAAACTGAGTGACGGTCGCCAGTATAAGAGGGCAACCGTAACAGTCCGTGTAACTCAGACTTACGGCGGAAAGACCGAAACCAGTGATATCCAAGTTGGTATGTTCGCGACTGAGTATACCTCTACTGGTAAGCCCAATCCTGCGTGGAAGAGTCTTAAGGACCTTGAACTAATGAAGACAGCACAGAAGTGCGGTGTTGAAAATGCTTCTCATGTCCGTCTGACTGGTGCCACTCTACAGGAAAATAACTTTGTATCTCGTACTGGTAATCTGATTAATGGTTGGCAGATTCGTGGTTCTTTTGTCAATGAAGTAAAAGTAAGTGATATTGCTTCTTTTGCTACTGATATTTTCATTATGAAAATTATGGATGAAATTGACCGCGAAGGTGATACAACTGGTCGTCTAAAGATTCAAGGTGGTATTGTTCAGTATGGTGGAAAACTTGACGTAGTTGATTTCTATGTTGAGAATCCAGATGCTGTTAGTTATATCTCTGATAACTGGCATGAAAATGAAACTGTTACTGTTAAAGGACGTATTCGTGTTCTTTCTCAGGAAGAAGAAGTTCAGGCCAGCGGCTGGGGTGAAGATATTCCGGACACCACAACTCGTTTTGTGCGTGAACTAATTGTTACCGCTGGTAATGATGATAGGAAAGAAGATGAAGATTTCGCCTATGACCCAGCTGAAATTAGGAAAGCGTTCATTGAACGCAAGGCTGCTATTGAGCAGATGCAGATCAATGCTCGTAATTCCGCTCCTAAACAGGGAGCTGGTAGCGCAAACGCGCCAGAAACCTCTAATGCGAAGTATAGTTGGGAGTAAGGCATAAGCCTTACCCCACTTTTAGCAGAGAGGTGAAATTAAATGGCAGATATTGATATTTTTAATTTAAAACCGAGTGTCATTGATCGTTCGGTTAAAGGCAAATATATTCTTATTTATGGTAAAAGTAAGAGTGGTAAAACCTCTTTTGCAGTACAGGCCCCGCGTACATTAACTTGTGCCTTTGAATTGGGTCTAAATGCCTTAAGTGGACAATATTATGTTCCAATGCCCAAATGGGTAGACTTTAAGAAAGTACTTTCTCAGCTGCGTAAACCACAAGCAAAAGAAATGTATGATACGGTTGTTATTGATACAGCAACTTGGGCATATGAGCTATGTGAAAAATATATTTGTCAGCGCGAAAATGTTGATACTATTCGTGATATTCCCTGGGGTGGCGGCTGGGGAATGGTAAAGAAAGAGTTCTCTGAGGCTCTACGTGAAATTACCATGCTAGGTTTTGGTGTTATCCTTATTTGTCATGATAAGGAAAAAAGTACTGATATGCGTGATGAGGATGGTAATCCTATTACAATGGTTGAACCAGATGGCCCTCGTCAGATGCGCGAAGTAATTGATGCACTTGTTGATATTATTGGTTATATTGGAGTTGAATTTGATCCAGTAACTAAAGAAAGTACTCGTTATTTATATACTCGCTCTACTCCATATGTATTTGCTGGTAGTAGATATAAGTATTTGGCACCTAAAATCAAATTCGGCTATGAAGAACTAGTAGCTGCAATTGGCGATGCTATTGATAAAGATGTAGAACTTAATGGCGCGCAAGTTACAGATCATGTAGAAAGAGAACAAATTAAGGATCGTCCATTCCAAGAAGTAATGGCTGAAGCCAAGGAAATTTGGACTAAATATCTGGATGTTGCAGATGAAGAGATAAAGAATCAGCATCTTGCTATTATGAAGGATATTATCAAGAAAGTATTTGGCTCTGAAGAATTTAAGTTGAGTCAAGCTGTTCCTTCACAGGGAGACCTAGTTGAACTGTTTATTGATGAAGTGAAGCAGTTGATGTAATATAAATATAGTGACGAAATAGGTAGACGTAAATACAAATCCATGAGGATGCAGCAGTAGACGGTTGGCGAGGGTTGAGACTACGCGCCGAAAAAGCGGCTCCAGTCGGAGAGGACGTTAAAACTTGGAATCATGGAGAATAAAGCCCGTATGTGAGGTGTAAATCCTCACCTATATTTGGAGCCGAAAGGCTCCTTTTTATTTGACTTTTTTTGGAATTTATGCTATACTTTATATAGAATGAAAGTATAGGAAGTGAATTAAATGAGACTAACTCGAAAATGTCATGGATGCGGTCAGGATATTCATAAAGATGAAATGATCCAATATTCATCTGTGACAGGGAAAACTACATATTGGTATTGTAAAGAATGTTATGAAGAAAAGATGGCGCGTGAAAGATTTCAAATAAAAGTATGTCAGATATTTGGAATTAAAGCGCCTGGGCCATTAATTTGGACGCAGAGAAAGCGGCTTAGAGATGAATATGGATATACAGATGATGCGATTGTCGATTGCTTAGATTATATTTATAATGTAGAACATATGAAAAAGTTAAAAGAGTCATTAGGATTAGTAAATCCTAAAAGTATGGCAAAAATGAAGGTTTGGCGTGCAGATAAGAAAGCACGTGCGGGTAGTATTGCCGCAGCCATAGCAAATACCGAAACGAAGGAATATATTGTTCCTATTCAGGAGAATAGGAAGAAGAAAAAAGAAATTAATCTAGATGATGCACTCTTAGAGTGAGTAAAGGAGGACTTATATGACGCTATCTGATAATATGGCGTATCGTCAAGTTATCGGTTGCTTAATGTATAAACCTCTATTATTTTTAGAGTATCCAGACATACAAGCGTACGATTTTGATTTTAGACCGGCGAAGGTATGTCTTTTCGCGATTAAAAAATTATATGAGGCGGGCGCTACAGAGCTATCGCCGCTGGAAGTAGATCAAGAGATTGAAAGGAGCGGCGCTGCAGCCGCACAAGCTTATAAGGCTGAGAATGGTCTTAACTTTTTAAAGGAAGCTTATGAATATGCCCAATTAGGCAACTTTAAATTATATTATAATAGATTAAAGAAATATTCGTTGCTTAGAAAGTTACAAAAGGCACATTATGATATTAGTAAGTATTATATTGCAGATAAAGATGTAAAAGACCCTGCAATAGAAGCAGAAATATTAGATAAGTTGGAACATTCAACCCTATCAGATATATTAAATAGTGTTGAAAAAGATTATAGTGAAATTAGAAATGAGTTTCTCAATGGTGGTCGAATGCAAGGTGACCCCGCAGAAGGTTTGGAAACCCTAATTGAAGAATTGCAAAAGTCACCAAGTATTGGTCCAAGTTTAGAGGGAAAAATATTTAGTTCTGTATGTAGAGGCGCGAGAGCAGGTTGTTTCTTCCTCAAATCTTCTTCAACTAGTGGTGGTAAGTCAAGAACAGCAATATTTGATGCGTGTCATTTGGCATATCCTAAACGATGGTCACATGAAAAGCAAGCGTTTGTAGAAGAAATTGATGCATATGGAGACCCACGAGAACCAAGAAAAGTTCTATTTATTGTAACAGAAATGGATAAAGAAGAACTTCAAACTATTATGTTAGCATATTTATCTGGTGTTGATGAGGATAGTATCTTGACAGGTAATTATGGTTTGGGCGAACTAATAAGAGTAAAGCAAGCCGCAAAAATTATTGAAGAATATAGCGGTTATTTTATGATTGAAGAAATAAGTGATCCCAATCTTCAAAATGTTGAAGCAACAATTAGAAAATATGCAACAGTAGATAATGTAAAATATGTATTCTTTGATTATATTCATTCAACCGCAAGTATGATTAATATGTTTTCAAAGAATAATGTACGTGAAGATGTTATCCTAATGATGATGGCAAATCAGTTGAAACAGTTGGCAAAAGATTATAATTTATTTATCTTTTCTGCTACTCAGGTTAACTCACTCGCAATGGGTGATGATGAAATGAATTTTAAAGATGAAAAAAGTATTCGTGGCGCAAAAGCTATTGCAGATAAAGCAGATATGGGATATGTGATGACAAGAGTATCGGAAAAAGGATGGCAATCAGTAACTCCAACGTTAAGAGAAGCAGTTCGCGCAGGCACGATTGATGCAAGTATATTAGATAATCCACCAACTCATGTATTAGATATTTATAAAATGCGGCGGGGCCGTTATAAAATGATTAGAATATGGAGTAGAATACATTTAGGCACGGGAGAAAGAAAAGATTTATTTATTACAAATGCAATGAATCAACCAATAAGTGAGCCGTTAGATTTGTTTTCAAGTGCGACAGAAAGAGTTATTACAATATAGGAAGAAGAATGATAAATGGTAACATCATTAGAAGGTTTGGACCCAACTCTTGATTTGCTTGATATAAGTGTTCAAGATATAATCAATTCTATTACATTAGAAGATGTTAAAACATTTCTAGAAAGTTTAGGAGTAGACCAAATAGCTGTTTATGAAGATAAAGGATATTTGGTTTGTCCAACTATATGTCATAATCCACTTGATGAAGCAGAATCTATGAAGTTATATTGGTATCAAAATAATAAGATATTTAGATGTTATACAGAATGTAATGAGTCAATGTCTATTTTTAAATTATATGAAAAGTTTATGAGAATTAATTATCATAAAGTTGAGTTTGAAGAAGCGGTTGACTATGTAAAGAAATGTTTAAAGCACATTACACTATCAAGTAAGAAAAAATATAAACCAGATATAAATTTTGATCAATATAAGTTTGATTCCACTATTCCAGAATTAACAGAGTTTCCAAAGGAAATGTTATCGTACTTTCTTCCATATCATCATCCATTATGGTTACATGATGGAATTAAACCAGCGGTAATGGATAAGTTTCATATTGGATTATGGAACGCAGAAAATAAGATTACTATTCCACATTTTGATATTAATGGAAGATTGGTAGGGATTCGCGCGCGAACATTAGATAAAGAAGAAGCTGAATTATATGGTAAATATAGGCCAGTACAAATTGCAAATACATTATATTCACATCCACTCCATTTTAACCTATATGGAATATATGAGCATCAAGAAGCAATTAAAAAGCGTAGAAGTGCAATAATTGCTGAAGGTGAAAAATCTGTATTATTGGATGATGGATATTATGGTAAATGGAGTAATACAGTAGCATGTTGCGGTTCCAGCTTAAATAAATTTCAAGTTAGTTTGCTCACAAATGTATTAGGCGCCAACGAAATAACAATTGCTTTTGATAAAGAATATGAAGATTGGCGCTCGAAGGAAGCACAAGAATATAGAATGAAGATTGAGAATATGTGTAATAAGTATAAAGGGCAAGCGACTTTTTATTATATATGGGATATAAAGAATCTTTTAGGACATAAAGATTCTCCATTTGATAAGGGTAAAGAAATATTTGAAGAACTTTATAGAAATAGAATTAAAGTAAGATAAGGAGAATAAATATGGCAAAATTTAGAAAAAAACCAGTAATTATTGAAGCATACCAAACTGATAAAGAATTAGATATTCCAACTCTTGAAGGCATAATGCACGCAAATATAGGAGATTGGATTATTACCGGCGTAAAAGGAGAACAATATCCTTGTAAGCCCGATGTTTTTGAAAAAACATATGAACCGGTGGTTGATGAAGTATGAAGTATAAACTAAGAGCAGAATTTACACAGAATCCAGATAAAGCACTACAAGAAATCCTACAACAGCGTGGTGTTGAGGATATTGAGAATTTTATGCGGCCAGCCTCAATTACATGTGAGTTAGACCCGCACAAGTTAGTTAATATTGACGTTGCTGCAGAACGTCTACTTTATCATCTACGTAGAAATAGTGATATTTTATTTGTAGTGGATTAACTAACGTCATAGTCCACTTTAAACCGATTAAATTGCGGGAAGTCCCTTAGAGCCTTTATAACCAAACAATAATAGTAATATTATTGCGGCGAAGAGTAACGGCTTCGGTAAGGTAAAATCATAAAGGATTGGGTAATCAAACGCAGCGAAACTTCTTTTAAAGAAGGACGTTCAACGACTATAATATCGGGCGCGAAAGCGTATTGTATAGTCTAATCCCAAAAAATTTTTTATAACATTTAGAAAAAAATGTTGATGGTTATATCCATCTACATCACAATAATAATGGAGGTGATATAGATGGCTATATCAATTAACAAATTAGATGAAAGTATCCAAAATCAAATTATTGAAGCATATCAAAATAATATGTCTTTACGTGAAATCGAGAATCATTTCGGAGCAACACGTAATACTGTAAGTAAGTTTTTAGAGAATAAAGGGCTAAAAACCACTAAAGGAAATCATCATAGATTATATTTTCACGATTTTGATTTTTTTGAAACAATAGATACCGAAGAAAAAGCATATTGGTTAGGTTTTATGTATGCTGATGGATATATTGTAAATAATGAAAATCGTTATGGTGAGGATGATTTTGGTTTAACACTAGCAGAGGATAGTATAGATAGTATTGAAAAATTTAAAGCTAGTATTAAAGCAACAAATCCTATTCATTATGATGATAGTAAAGGTATTGGACAACGACAAGTAAAATTAGTGTGCCGCTCTCAAAAAACTGTTAATGATTTAATAGATAAAGGAGTATTAAAAGGTAAATCATTAATATTAAAACCACCGACAAAAGTACCTGAGGAATTAATAAAGCATTTTATTCGTGGTTTCTTTGATGGTGACGGTAGTTTAATGAAAAATGTTAAAGATGATTATACCTCTTATGGAATAAATTTTACTACCACTTATGAGATGGCAAAATGGCTTCAAGAAATACTTCAATGCGGAAATATTTTTCCAGATAAACGACGCGAAGCCACTTGGTATTTTTCAGTTGGTGGTAATCAACAAGTATTAAAGATATGTAATTATTTATATGATGGTGCTTCAATTTGGATGGATAGAAAATATAATCGTTATAAAGAATTATTAGAAAAATATGGTGAAAACCAGGGTAATTAATGTGT